GCAGGCTTCAGAACAGGCGACGGCGGTTCCCGAGATGTATTGGCCGCACAATGCTGTTCGCTATGGGGACATTCGCTGATGCCCTGGACTGATGGCCTCGATGAGGCAACCCTCGGTCATGCTATACTGAATGGCTGGAAGACTGAAGGAAATCCCGAAGAGATCGCCCGTGCGGCAGTGACGGCGCACCTACAGACGCAGAAACTCCTGGGGGCTCCAGCTGGAGAATTTGTGCGTTCAACCGACAGCGATGCTCTTTATAAAGCACTCGGTGCACCCGCGGACCCCCAGGAGTACAAGTTTGATGGAATCAAGTTTAAGGACGGCTCCGTACTTGACGACGCAGTGGTGGGTAACTTACGTGACCTCGCCTCCAAACTCCATCTTTCGCCTGCCGCCGCCACGGAGTTGGCGCAAAATTTTACGCGCTGGGCCGATGAAGTCGAAGAGGGGGACAGCGGAGATATTGCCGTACAGCGGGCAAACGACGAAATCGAGTTGAGGAGATCCTGGGGAGCACATCATGACCTCTTTAAAGGAAATGCAGAACGGGCTGCAGCTTTGCTCGGTCTTACTCCAGACGATATCGAACATCTTGCAGGAACTAAACTCGGATACGTTGGAACTTATCAAAAACTTAGAGAACTCGCTGACCGAGTTGGAGAAAGTAAGTTCCACACCGGAGACGGCGCCAACAGCGGATTAAAACCGTTGACCCGTGAGGAAGCGGTCGCTGAGCGTAATAAGTTGGTGAACGATCCGGCGTTCCAGAAAGAGTTCCACACCAGGGCGAACCAAGATAGGTTGATGCAACTCAATCGTATTATCGTTGGGATGCCGGCATGACTTGGCTTGCTAAAATTCTTTATACGGACGGGTCATGTGTTCCGTTTTCGTTTGAGGATTGGGATGATTTTCAGGAGTGGCTTTTGCGTGGCCCGGAACATGACTGGTCAGTTGTTGTAAAGATTGTGATTAGGCCGGCATGATCATGGAGCGCTGCAAGGTTACTCTATATACTCCTGTCATGTTGCGTGAGACAGGGGAACGGGGCGTGGTTGTTCATGTTCATCCGGGCGGGGAAGTTTACGAAGTTGAGTTGCGCTACCCATCTCGTGTGGTAACGGTGTCAGCTGATGAGTTTAAGGTGTATTGATGCCCGCGGTATCTAAAGCTCAGCGTCGATTTGCGGCAATGTCTCGTTCGCCGGAAGGTCGTGCACGGCTTAAACGTATGGGTAAGAAGCCCATGCCATCTGATGTTGCGGGTGAGTTTGATAAGGGCAGCGAGAAAGGTTTGCCGGAGAGAAAGAAATGAAATTCGAGCAATCCAAATACGATAACGATAAGGGCGTCAAGGAAGGATCCAAGGAGGATATGCGACGTGACGCAAAGGAAAAGGCCCGTATGAAGCGAATGACGAAAGGCGCGAGGAAAAAGAAATGAGGTGGCTAGCAGTTCTTTTGGTGGTGCTGTCGGGTTGTGTTGCGGCGCCACAATCTTCGCCCGGGGATGCCGATCAGATAGCTGCGGAAGTTCTACATCTCTATCAAACGATGCATAACATCAAGGTCGGGATTGGGGCAATTGATGCTTCTTCGAATGTTGTGGCACCGGCTCCTGTTACGCCCGATCCGGTACCTATCCCTGCCCCCAATCCTGTTTCCACCCCTGGTTTACCCACAGGACCAACGAGTAAAGGCTGATGTACGCGTATAATCCGGCTCCGGCTGAGGAAGCCCTGTTGGCTCTTATTGAGCACCGGGAAAGTGGTGGTAACCCGAAAGCCGCTAACCCGCGTTCGTCAGCTCGGGGGCTCTTTCAGTTTATTACGTCGACATGGCAGGGTTTGAGTAAGCTGACCGGGGTGGATGTTTCGAATTACCCAACAGCGGATACTGCCCCGCCCGAATTTCAGAGGATCAACGCTTTACTTCTTTTGCGACAGGAAGGACCAAATAGTTCTGCCTCCTGGCAAGCTAGCGGCCCTTACCCTACATATACAGAAGTGAAGCTCATGCTGGCGGCTGTTGGTATCGCCAGCGCATAAATATGGTGTTCAGATGCCTGTAGCTCTTATCGTACTCCAGCTGGTGGTTCCGGCTATTCAATCAATTCTCCAAGCACTTATTCAGTCGGGGGTGGTCCATCCGGCTGTTCAGATGCATGTCGATACTGCCCAGCAGCACATTGAGGATGCTAAGGCCGAGTTGGCCAAGCATGTCCCCTAATGGCTAAAGGAGGCGCCCTTACTAAGATCGCAAAGGCGATTAAAAAGAAGGGTACCGAAGGGAAATTCTCGGCAAAAGCCAAGGCCGCCGGTATGTCTACCCGTGCATATGCTGAGAAAGAGAAGGGCGCTAAAGGGGTTCTCGGTAAAGAGGCTCGTGTCGCTCTAATGTTTATGAAAGCAAAGCATTGACATAGAGTATCAGTAATTACTAGATATGGTACATCGCCGGCCCTGTGTGCCTTCCGCATCGGGGGAGCGGCAACAACTAGAAGAAAAGGCCGGGGTCGGCGACTATGGCACAAGGTTCACAGCTGGGTAATAACCCATATGAAGTTGAGTTAGCAACCCAGCAGTATACCACTAATTTGCAGCTGCTTTTACAGCAGATCCGTTCCAAGCTTCGGGGCTATCTAAAGACCGGCAATCATGTCGGTAAAGGCGCTTCTCCGGTACAGTACATCGGCGCTCTGGAGTTCAAGGCTCCTCAGGGTCGTTTCGCACCGGTTGCCCCGCAAGAGCCCAACTATACGAGACGTTGGGTTTTCCCGCAGGATCGTTCTCTCGCAGTCTTGGTGGATAGCTTCGATGAGCTGCGCACTACTATCGATCCTAGAGCTGGTATCAACGCTGCTGTCGTTGCTGCTGCCAATCGTGTGTACGACGATATAGCCATTCAGGCTGCTTTCGCGAATGCGACCACGGGCGTTGACGGCACCAACTTCACCACCGAGACTTTCGTAACCAGTAACTATCAGGTTGCAGCGACTTTCGGTGGTGGCGGTTCGAACACCGGTATGATCTATCAGAAATTGGTTGAAGCCGATCGTATCTTCCGTCACTGGGAGAACGACATGGACATGGTGCGCAAGTGCGTTGTCCTAGGCTCCCAGCAGATCGCCGACCTGATGAACCAGATCGAAGTGGTCTCTACCGAGTTCCGCACAGCGACGATGGGTGAGGATGGCAAGCTCAAGACCTTTATGGGCTATGACATCATTCATTCTGAGCGCTTGCAGTTCACTTCCTCAAACCTCCGTAACGTCATCGCCTTCGTTGATGATGGCATGTACATGGGAATGTGGAAGGACATCGAGACAACGATTAGTCAGCGTAATGACCTCGAGGGACATCCTTGGCAGGCTTATTCGATGCTGACCCAAGGCGCTACACGGCTCCAGCCCGGTAAAGTCGTGCAAATTCAGTGCTTCGACACGACCGGCTCCGACATCACCTTCTAAGGCAAACGTAAATGGCTGGTGAAAACAAACAATCGGTTCAGATCCAAACGCTTGACGGTTATCCGTTTACGGGCGTTGGTGGTGGCTCTCAAACTGGCCGCCTAACTGGGGGTCAGAACGCCGCGGCTGATCTGCAACAGATCGAGGGTTCGGTTACCCCGGTCACTGCGGCGACCCAAGGCTCTTACTACCAGATGGCTCGGGTACCGTCGAACGCGATTATCAAATCGGTCGAGCTAACGCAGATTGGTGGAACAGTAACAACCTTTACTGTTGATGTGACGATCGGTATCTCTGATAGTACGATTGATGGTACGCAGCCGGGTTTGCAGGTAGTTCCTTCTGGTCTGACTACGCCGGCTGCGAATGCCTTTATCGCCAACCCTTCCTTGACCACGACGGGTCTTTCTGCCGCGGCCGCTCTGTTTGCAACCGCGAGTACGGTTATCTCAACAGCCAACGCAAAAGTTTGGACTGATGTAACGCTTGCATCCGGTAACTTCACTTTGACCGGTATGGAACAGCCGCTTTGGCAGGCCGCCGGCTTTACTCAAGATCCCGGTGGATTCCTTGATATCGCGTTGCTTTCGACGGCGGCTAGCAACTTCTCGGGTACGATGGTTGTTGGTGCTCGTGTTCGCTTTATCGTGCCGCCGGGGTAATCGATGGCTAGGATAGCAGTCAAGGTCACGGTAGTCACTAATCCAGTTCATCCGAGCCAGCACGGGACTTCTACCGTAGCCGCCGGGGGTGAGACCGGGGATGTGTATGTTAGCTACGATACCACGAAAATAGTGGGATATCAACAGCTCCATTCGGCGATTGCGGCTGCGCTTCAAGCCATCACGAATGGAAACTTTGCGGCGAACACCTGATGGCGACTACAGATATCTTCATAGGGATCGGTGGGGCTCCAGACGCGGTATCTGATATCGGACCTGGTGGTTCTGGTGGTGCAGGTGCGGCCGGTATTGGTTCTGTTCTCGGCCAGACGGTTACGATCCAGACCTCGACGAATGCCAGCGCAACGTTTGAGCTTCGGATGCGGGTGAATACCCCAGGTTCCGGCGAGAACGTTAATACTGAGTTGGGATCTCAGAACGTGTGGACTGCTGAGATGGCCTATTTGGCGTTGAAGCATCTTAGTTGGATCGTTCGTCAACGGGGTTTCATTCTCGGTTCGGGTGGCCCTGGTACCGTAGCAGGTACATCCGGCGGCGCTCAGCCTCAGACTATTCCGTTACCGATCTAACGGGGGCCGGTTATGGCCCTTACAACTCAGACAGACGGCGCAACGGCCACAGCCATAAACCTCACAACGACCAGCTTTGTACTCGTTGGGGGCGTTTATTCCTTCATCGCGATTGCGGCTGCCGGGACTATGGGGTTACAGCAGCTCGGCCCTGATGGAGCAACTTTCGTTCCGAGCTTTACAGCGTTGACTCCGGGGGCTGGTGGGGCTGTCCAATCGCCGGTGTATCTTCCTCCGGGAACATTTAGATTTGGTGGGACTTCTACTTCAGCGGCTGCCGCCATCCAGCGTATTAAACTGAACTAACCGGGTATCCCACCATGGGAACCACATTTGACCCGGCGAACATCAATACCGCGAATATCGCTCTGTCGAACGGTAATCTTACGGCCACTCATACCTCAGCCGCAGTGGATATTATCGCTCGTTGTAATACAGAGCAGACCGGTAGGTATACTTTCTCGTTCAGTGTTGGGCAGTTCGCGCCGGGTCATAGTTCGGTAGGTATGGCTTCAGCAACATCCCCTACGGCACCCGGTGCTTTCCTCGGCGGTGATCTCACTAGCTGGGGGGTTACTATGGAGGGGGCCGGACACGGTACTACCGGCGGTTCCGGAACTCCGTATAATCCTGGTGATATAGTTGATTTTGCTGTGGATATAGGCGGTAAGGCGGCATGGATGCGAACCAACGGAGGTCCGTGGAATGGAAGTTCGGCGAATGTCCCTGGGGTCTCGGGTGGCATTGCGTTCGCTACCGTAACCGCCACCGCGATGACGCCGGCAGTCGACATTTGGGGAACGGGCGATAGTGCTACGATCAACCCGTTGCCAAGCTATTCTGTTCCGGGTTTTGCCCCTTGGGACACTCCGCCGCTCGTAGCTAAAACCGATGGGGCTGTAGCTTATAACCTAACCGGAAATAGTATATCATTTGTGCTAGTGGGTGGTGCCTATTTGTTTGCCGTGGATGTTGTTAGTGCGGGCTCTATCGTGCTGCAACGACTTGGCCCGGACGGGGTAACCTGGGTTAACAATTTCACACCCTTATCGGCAAATGGGGTTCAAGTACCTATATTCTTACCACCAGGTACCTATAGGTTCAGCGGGGGCTCGGGTATCTATTTTGCTTCGGTTCAACGGATCAAGTACGCATGAAACTGAAAACCCTTCTTACTGCTCTGTTTCTGATCCTGGGGGCCGGGGCAGCACACGCGTGTAATGTTCCCAACCCTAACCTGCTTGCATTCTCGAGCGGTAATCTTTCTGTTGATGGCTGTCCTTTGCCGGCGGCTGCGTTAAACCGTCTTGCCCCGCTTAGTAATCCGGCTTTTTCGGGTTTGCTAAATGGTGTGTCCGCTTTTATGAATCTCGCTAATGTTGCGAACATAACGACGGATACATATGCTTTAACCGCGACCGATCGTACTGACGGCTCATTCCCCCTCGGCGGCTACAGTGCGCAACAGATTTATGAGTGGGCGATTGGTACCGGTAGTGTGGCGGCTCCATCGGCGGACATGGTTCGAGGAGTTGCAGTACATACCGCTGGTTCGACCGTTCTTGATGTCAACGGTACAGCTGGTTATGTCGTCAACCTGAACGCTGCTAGTGGGTCGGCTCAGGTTTCTTCCGGGTTGAAAGGGATTGCGGTTTGTGCCGCTAATAGTGCCCATTGCTGGGGTATCGATACGATTGTTACCGATAGCAAGGGGACGAGCGATGCGACCGCGTACACCAGTGAGAGCTTATTCAACGAGTTTGATTATAACGTCAACAAAACCGGGACGACAATCGGTTTTCTGATTGGTGGAACTTGGGGGGCTCAGCCGACAAGCGCCACGGGTCCGACGGTCCTCAAGCCTAATGGCACCGGGTCATGGCAATATGCGTTCGGAACCGCTGATGGCTGCTGTACGACGGCGTACCGTATTGGGGCGTCAGCAACTTCTGGGGCTAGCAAAAATAGTCAAAACGTTGACATGAAGTTTTTTGATGCGGGATCGGTATCGCAGACGACAACCCTTGCCGCAACTCCAGGCGGGGTTTTGATAAGCTCTACTTCAGGTCCCGCGGCCAGTATATCTCTTAGCGGTACCGCGTCGGTTGTCAACGCTCCTTCGAATGGTGGCCTCCAGGTCAACAGCCTTACACTTGCTTCGGCTGATAGTGGTGCGAACGCCTTCCTTTGTTCGGCAGCTGGTACCGCGGTTTGCAACATTGGTCAGACCGCTTCTGTTGTATCTGTTGCTGGGGCGTTCTTGCCGAAGAGCACAACGGTGGGATCGCTGCCTACCTGCGCCGCTGGGACGCGTGGTGACGTTTATCAAGTTAGTGATCAAAGTGGAGCACCATCATACCGAGGCGCACTAACGGGTGGTGGATCTATCCAAGTCCTTGCTTTGTGCAACGGATCTAGCTGGGAAGCTCACTGATGAAATATGCTCTTGCTCTTTTGATCGGACTGTTGCCTGCGGTTGCGTTTGCTGATGAGCCGCCTAAGGATTATGGGGTCCAAGCGCTTGTTCATTGTGTGGTTTCCCAGGAGCAGCTGGTCGAAAAGATCCAGGAACTCCAGGTGCAGGTCAAATCGCTGCAGGATCAGCTTGATAAGCAGCCAGGCAAATGATCGATGGCCGAATACACGTCCTCGGTAGACATCTGCAATAAGGCACTTCAGGAACTTGGTTGCGCCCGCATTACCACTTTGCTTGATAATAGCCGGAATGCGGCCGAGTGCAACTTTCTCTACGATAAAGCGAGAGTTGCCCTACTTCGTGAGTATGTATGGGGTTTTTCGATAGCTTACTTCACATTAACCGCTGGATCACCTACAACCCAAGCCTTCCAAAGTGGCGATACGCGCAACCGTTTCAACTTGCCGCCGGGATTTATGAGGCTGGCCGATCAGAACCCCCGTACTGCCGGAAGATTGACGCAGGCGACGACTGGCGGCGTAAAGTCAACCGACTACTCCATCGAAGGCAGCTTCTTGTTAACGGCCAACGCCTCGGTGTTGCTACGATACGCAAACGACGTAACTAACGTCACACTCATGGATCCACTGTTCTGCGACGCTCTGGCGGCTCGTATGTGCGTCGACGGCCTAGCTGAGACGCTGACGCAGAACGTCCAAAAGAGGCAATTAGCAGAGCTGCGGTATGAAAAGCGTATCGCCCTTGCCAAATTGATCCAGGTTATCGAAGCCGCGAGTGATGAACCGATAGAGGAAGCGCTGAAGACAGCCAAGATGTTAGAGATGCCGCCACAGCCCCAGCCGGCTCAGCAGCAAGGTAGGCAGAGATGACACCGGAAGATTTGGAAAAGCTTTACCAAGAATTAAAGCAGCAGGCTCTCGACGAAATTGCTTCTAAGGATGCGAGGATTGCTGAGTTAGAGAGTGAACTTGCGGCTCCGTCAGTTGAAGTGGATCAGCCAGGGCTGTACGCGGTCATAGAACCGATGTTTCAAAGAGTGGCGGATTACATCCGGGGAAGTAGCAAAGCGGATATCGTCGATCGCAACCGACATTACGCTTATTACGTATTGAGGTGGGTTGCGCCGTGAGGATGGAGAACTAAGGTGAGCTTATTCGAACAAACTGTAGCTGCAGGTATCACAAATCTTGATGCGCTTATCAACGGCGTTTATGGTTTTGGTGCCCCCGGTGAACTTAGCGTTGTAGGTGCGATGGGGAGTGTGGCACCGCCGCCGGTTGTCATAACGACTACCGGTACCGTGACCAGCGGCTCCTTTACCGTGTTGTCTGGTACCAAGCCCGCCGCCACGATCCAGTGGAACAGCACGGCTGCTCAATGCCAAGCTGCTCTTGCTGCGATAGGCTTGAGTTCGGTTTGCACAGGTGGTCCGCTACCGGGTACCGGGATTAACGTGGTCTTGACAGATGCGTCGCTTACCCTTGGCGTAAACAGCTTGGGTGGTACGACCCCCGTTCCGGTTGTTACTCCTCCCGCGGGTTGGGGCGTATCTGCCTTACAGACAGTTGCGGTTGTCGATCGTCTGCAAAACTACAACGTGATTGCCACCTGGCAGGGCTCTGGTACGGTTCAGATCCAAAACAGCTCTGGCGTTAGTCAGCTTTCAATGACGGCCCCGGGACAATATTTTGTCGGATCACTACCCACGCAGGTCAAGTTCGCGATCACCGCTGGTGCACCGATTGGGGTTATTGTTCAGGTCTTTGCCGTAAGTAAGGGTGCTGGGTTCTAATGGCCCTCTTTAGCGCCCCTATCGATATCATTAATCGGGCTCTTCAGATCCTCGAGTTGCCTCGGGTTAGGTCGCTGACTGAATTCTCCCCCGGCGCGATCGAGGCCGGCTTTGTCTATGACGATATCCGCCAGCAGATGTTGAGGGAACACATATGGACTTTCGCCACACGTCGGGTCGCGCTGCGGCCGCTTGCCTCAACTACTGTATTGCTCGCGCCCGCGAATTGGTCGGCCGGAACTTATCCCTCCGGGAGTATCGTAAACAATGCCGGCGTCCTGTACATAGCTACGGTGGAAAACGCATCTGGAACACCGGGCCAGCCCAACTCTGGATGGGACCAGTATTTCGGGCCGCTTACCGTGACGCCGTGGAACATCCCAACCCCGACACCACCGCTGAACCAAGCGACTGATACGAACCCATATCTGCCGGTTGAAGTGGTTGGGTCTGGGAATATCCCGTATGGTGCTGGTCCAGGTACAGTAGGTTACTTCACTGGTGAGCTTGTTTACCTACCAAAAGGCGACGGGACCTCCCT